TGTTGTTCGCAAATATGACCTTGCAGGAGCAGACTGCGATTGTCTGCGAGCCGTTTGATACCTTATGGCGGCAGCTGTGGGGCGATGACCATTCGTCTCCGGAGTACATGTATTCGCGTGATCGGTTTGCTCAGGTGGATCGTGAAGGAATGATGCGTAATCACATGTCTCCGTTCAAGGAGCCTGAGTGGGGGTTTCCGAAGGGTCGTCGGATTCGCACAGAGTCCGATCTCGACTGTGCGATTCGTGAGTTCAATGAGGAGACCAATATCCCTCGTGATGCGTACACCATTCTGAAGGACATTCGCCTTGACGAGACCTTTATGGGTCTGAATGGAATTCGCTACCGTCACGTGTACTTTGTAGCCTTGTTAACGGATCCAGACCTGGTGAATGTGCATCAGAAGATGACGTACATGCAGCGCCGTGAGATTTCAGGGATCGGATGGAAGACGTTCGACGAGTGTCGTGCATATATCCGCCCTCATCATGTGGAGCGAACGGCGATGGTGGAGGTATTGGAGAATATCATCAAGACGTATGAGAGCACGCCGTAATACCAAGCATCGTTAAGACAGCAGTTTGTGTTCCGAAAGCGTAGTGAAGGATCTCTCCAACTAGAACCCAGAATAGGAAGTGGAGGAACACACTGCCTCCGAACTCCCATGCCGTGTAGATCGCAAGCATGAGTGTTAATGCTGTATCCGCAACCGCCACGCCCATAAACCTAACTGAGTGAGCTCCTGTTCCGGGTGCGCCGAAGATATTTGCGTACGGACAGCTCATTGTATCTACGCGAACCTAAAACGTGCAAAGTACACCGTCAAGCAGTAAGCGACTACGCTGAGGATAAACACCCACCACCAGACCGGGAAGACGGTCGACTCGCTATCCTCTACTCCGAACGGACGAATCCGCCCCTCACGCCCAAAGGCGACGGACGGTTTCAGATAGAGGAACGCCGCCATCAAGAACAGATAGATGGACACCATCCAGATGCGATGGTTTTTACGTGTCAGCGGCTCCATTACTTACGGTAGCGACGAGTTTTGCGGGCACGAGACTTACGCGTCTTGCGACGACGACCACCGGCCGCCGCAGCAGCTGCTGTCGGGTCTCGCTCATACGGAGTCAGGGAGAGACTCCCGTTCTCCATCAGAGCCAGCAGACTCAGAACATTTTCGCCCGACTCGTTACCACCGGTTCCACTAAGTGTCCACTTATTATCGTCACCGACAGTGAGAGTAGCAGCAGCATTCTTAAAGGTTACTTGCTTTGATTCGGGCATCTTGTTTACCTTCGCGATAATTTCAACGCACCACAAGATAATGAGCTTCGTGCTTCCGAACCGGAAAGCGTTCGCGGACTACATTACCCGTATCTATTTGAAGTATCGTAAGGAAGACCGCGATCCTCTGGATGCCGAAGACAAGGATGTGGATTTGTGTACCAAGCAGTCGAACTCGCGCGAACTGTTCCCGTACCAGAAGCTGATTCGCGACTACCTGCTCATTGAGACTCCGTATCGCGGTATTTTGCTGTATCACGGTCTTGGCTCAGGAAAGACCTGTACATCGATCGCTGTGGCGCAGAGTCTCATGTCCTACAAGACGATCTGGGTCATGACTCCGGCCTCTCTCCGCGAGAACTACAAGTCTGAGCTGCGCAAGTGCGGTGCACCGGTCTACGTCCTGGAACAGCATTGGCGTGAACGGGCGCTCAATGACCAGTCGCGTGCCGACGCCAAATCTCTGGGTATCTCGGAGGGATTTTTGGGTCGTACCGGTAAGTTCTACGTCACAGTTGCGGGAGAGAACCCGAACTTCAAGGATCTGCCCAAGACAGTGCAGGACACCATCAATGCGCAGGTCGAAGACATCATCTCGCAACGCTTCAAGTTTTTGAACTACAACGGTCTGAACTCCGACAATATCAATACCTACGTTCCGAAGGCGCCGGAAGGTGGAGAGCCGTTGCCCAGTCCCTTCAATGACTGTGTGGTGATTATCGACGAAGTCCACAACTTGATTTCGCGTATCGTGAACTCATCGGATATTGCGCGTCGACTCTACGATGCTGTGTACACTGCGACAGACTGCAAGATTGTCGGCTTGTCCGGCACGCCGGTGATCAACCGTCCCAACGAGATCGCCTATCTGATGAATCTTCTACGTGGACCCATCGAGCGTATCACCATTCCCTTCGCTAAGGCCACGACGTGGGACGAGGAAAAGATGAAGACTGCTTTCAAGGCGATTCCTGACGTGGACAGTATTGAGTTCAATGCTGTTAAGAAGTACGCGCTGATTACTCGCAATCCTCCGCACTTCCGTTCCGTGTACAACGAGGCCGGTGACCGGATTGCCGTGCAGTACAAGAAGGACGTTCCGTTCATTCCCATTCCGATGGACTGGGTCAAGTCGTTTGAAAAGACCTTCCAGGCGGATGTCGGTGCAGAGATTGCGCTGGAACGCGTGAGTGCGGAGAACCTAGAATGTCTTCCCACGAAGTTCGAGGAGTTTGCAAACATGTTCCTCGATGGGCTGAATATCAAGAATCCGCTGTTATTTGGTAAGCGTATTCAGGGCTTAGTCTCGTACTTCAAGGGAGCGGATGAGCGTCTGATTCCGAAGAGGGTGGAGGACGAGAAGATGTTGGAAAAGGTGAACATGAGCTCCGAACAGTTTGCACAGTATCTCGACGTCCGCTTCGCCGAGATTAAGGCCGATGCACGGAAGTCACTGAGTATGAATGACGAAGGCGGTTCGTACCGTGTGATTTCCAGGTTAGCGTGCAACTTCGCGGTTCCTCCCGAGTTGAAGGCCATCACCAAGAAGGTGGAGAAGGAGTACAAGGATGTGATCAAGGAGACCGACGTTCCTGATAAGCCTGAGATTCTTGCGGCATTACGTGCTCAACCTGCAAAGTACCTGTCTCCGAAGGCGTTAGAGGCGTACAGTCCTAAATTGCTCAAGATGCTCACCAATGTGGAGGAGACTCGTAACTCTCAGCCCGAGTGGCCGAATCAGTTCATCTATTCGCAGTACCGTCAGCTTGAAGGTCTCGGCGTATTTGCAGCGATTCTGGATGCGAATGGATGGCAGCCGTACAAGATCACCAATAAGAATGGACAGTGGCAGGAAGACGAGATGACTGATAAGCCAGCATACGCCTTCTTCTCCGGCGAAGAGAAGGAGGAGCTGCGTGAGTTCATGCGTCAGATCATCAATGCTCGTTACGAGTCCAACTTTCCTCCCAGCTTGAAGACCAGCATTGAGAAGCGTGGAAAGAAGCTGCTCTGCCTGCTGATGGCCACGTCGAGTGGTGCGGAAGGTATTACCTTAGCAAATGTGCGTCACGTTCACATCATGGAGCCGCACTGGACTCCGGCTCGTCACGACCAGGTCATTGGACGTGCGATTCGTATCTGCTCGCACGCAAGTCTGCCGATGGATCAGCGTACCGTTCGCGTGAGCTTTTACCTGTCGGTGATTTCTCCCGCACAGTCAAAGTCCGCTGAAGGTCCTAACGTAGTGGCGGTTCGTAAATCGGACGTAGAGTTGAAGCGGTATGAAGGCGATCCGCCTGTGGAAACGTTTATGTCCACAGATGAGTACCTGTATGAGAAGGTGTATGAGAAAGACAAGGTTAACCAGCGGATTAGCGTGTTGTTGAAGCAGTCGGCCGTGGACTGCGAGATTCACCGGAAACTCCACTCTCGGGAGAAGCCGCAGATTTCGTGCATGCGGTTCGACACCACTGCGACGGGTGAGGACATGGCATTCAAGCCGAACATCAAGATGGATGACCTGGATGCAACGTACCTCCGGAACATGACGCGTCAGAAGCGTAGGTTGCAGAAGTTGAAGATCAAAGACATTGTGTACTTCATGGATCCCGATTCGAAGGAAATCTTCGACGGTCAGGCTTTCGAGGACAATCAGCGGTTGTTACGCATCGGCACGAAGATCTCTGATACGCAGATTAAATATTGGCTTGGGTAGTCAAGTCGGAAAGCCAAGAAGCACACACGTCGCTCCAGGTCTTGAACTTCAGCTCTGAAATAGCCGCACGCATGTTCGACCACTTATCAAGGGTCGCCTCCATCGCAGACGCCACATCGTCCGGGTTGAACGACGGTGCAGACAGGCCAAGAGGCATTCCTGCAGCCTGGTACACCAGCGGACCCGGTCGGATAAACGACGTGGTGTTCGCAGGCAGGAACGAACGGTACGACCCGACATCCGTCACAATCTGAGGAGCACCGGTGTACATGTGCTCGAGCTGGCACAGACCGAAACCCTCACCATCGGACGTATTGATACCGATATCGCACATGTTGTAGATCTGATTGATACCGTCATCCGTCAGTGCATTCGGAGGTGCAGTATCAACGATCGCCATACGCTTGCCGTACACATTGATGTCCAGACCCGCACGAGTCAGCTGATCGGCAAAGATACGCTGGATATCGTAATACGCACCCTTCTGAGGATCTACCGTTGTCACCATGAGAAGCCACAGCGGCTTATTCGGATGACGGCGCAGAAGCTCCACGAAGCCCATGATGGTCAGATCCTGACGCTTACGCTGGCTGTTCCGGTTGGCGTTGAGGAACACGATGGCCTCCGTCGGCAGACCGACATTCTTGCGCAGAGCCGCACGCTGAGGGATCGGCAGGTTAGAGAAGATCCTCGAATCCACCGCGTGCTCAATGACCTTCGGCATCGGGATACCCGTACCATACTCCGTATACGCCTGAGCCCACGAGTCCGTGAAGCAATACACCTGATCGGCCGCCTTGTTCAGCTCGTCCATCAGAGGAGGCGCGATACCGGTGTACACCTGATCCACGTAGAGCCACAGCTTGTACGGAGACTCGCCCTTCTTGTACTTCATCGACTGGATGAAGCGGGCGATGATCATCGGGTCATTGTAAATCATGACCACATCAGGACCCACCATCTCCAAGTACTCGTGAATCTTGTTGAACCCAAAACCCTCCTCCTTCGGATCCTCATTGGCCGCTGCATCGTAGGCCACGATACCCTCCGGAACCTTACGCGTGTTCTTGCGCTCCGGGTGACGCTGAAATCCAAAGTGAAAGGTCTTAACCTTAGGAGACAGCGCAGACACCTGCTGAAGAAGATTGGACACCACCTTCGAGTAGCCAGTCGTCTGATCGACGTGGGTGCTGATAAGAACGAACCTCATTTGAGTGTATTCTCTGGGTACTGTATAAATAGGATGCAGATCAACTCCGCTCAAGATTATTTAACCGCACAGAAACGTCGAATTGTTGCGGCGACCTTCACACAAGATCCTCCCCCACTTCATCGTAGGCACAATCACGTGTACCTCTCGGTACTGGCTAATAAAGCGACGCAATACGATAAGGTACCCTATCCTCAGAACCTAAGCCTTGCGCCCGGTTCGCGTCCTGGCCTGGCCTATGTGACAGCCGGTGTTCGTCCGACCGTCAATACCTGCTGCATTGTTGCAGCTGGTTCTTTAATCTAAACAATCAGTGTACTATACTACAAATGCCGGGTGGCTTACTTCAATTGACCCAAGTGGGTGCACAGAACCAACTCTTGAATGGGAATCCATCGATGACCCATTTCAGAGCTGTCTATCGGCGGTATACGAACTTTGCAATGGAGTCCATTCGCATGGACTTTACGTCATCCAATCTTGATTTCAATCCCCTTCAGACCCGTACACTGAGCTGCCGCGTGGATCGTTATGCTCAGTTGCTGTATGATACATATCTCATGGTTACGCTGCCAGATATCTGGTCGCCAATGAAGGCCGTAACGACTCCGCCGTCGGGATATGATGCCAACTGCACAGCAATGGGGTATGAGTTCCAGTGGATCAAGAATATCGGCTACAACCTCATCGATCACGTGGATATCGTGATGAACGGAGTTGTCATTCAGTCGTTGACTGGCGAGTGGCTGAAACTTTACTCCTACCTGACGCACGATTCTGCGAAGCGTCGCGTTGTAGATGAGATGGTCGGCAATGTGAAGGAGATCTACGATCCGGCGAATGCATACGATCGCACCAACCAATATCCCCATGCGGTGACGCCGAACAGCCTCCCGACCATCATGCCGTTCACAACGACACCCGAGCCGTCTATTCGTTCGCGTCAGCTGGTGATTCCTCTCCACTTTTGGTTCTGCGAGAATCCGGGTCTGGCACTTCCACTGGTGTCCCTCCAGAACTCTGAGGTGTACATCAATGTAACACTCCGTCCATTGAATCAGTTGTACTCAATCGTTGACGTAGTTCCGACGAGCCCAACCTATGGACAGCGCATTCAGCCAGCGGGCTCGTACCCAATGGGACTGTTTCTCAGTGCTCCTAATACGACAGGAGTCTCCTCTCAACCTCTCGTCACAACCTTCTTCG